TCCGTCACGTCGCAATCGATGTAGGACTCCCACGTCGCCTTGGTGACGCCGAGGTTTGTCATGCCTCCAGGATCTTTCGGATTGCAGACGTAGCCGCCCTCTTGCGCGAGCATCAGCTTCAAGGAACGGTCGAAATTGGATTTCATTTGGACGCCACTCCCTTGACTTTTTCCAGCGTGCGAAGGCCACCCATGCCGAGCAGCGCGAAGACCAGCTCCCACAGCATCCCATCGAGCTTGGGTGGGGCCGCCAGCGCGATGTGCAGGCTGGTGGCTACCCACATCAGCAGCGGAGCCGCAACGTACTGGTAGGCCAGCGCAGCGCCACAGACCCAGCCGATGAACGGACGCCAGCCCGACACGAACAGGTTCGGGTTGGCCGCCTCGACGACGTTGACATCGGTCTGGCTCTTGTCCCACGCCTGAAGGCTGGAGCGCAGCTCGCCCTCCGCCTTGGCCTTGGCCTGCGGGTCGGGCACGAACTTATCAAGAACCTTGAGCGCCGCAGCGATGGCGTCGTCGATGCCGAATGCCATTATTTGTCCGCCTTTGCGTCTATCTTGTTATCAATGCGCTGGAGCATGTCTTCAATGCGTTTCATCCGCGCGTCGAGGTCCGCGCGGGGGACGTAGGTCTTGGGCAGGTCGACCTCAATCCGGTGGATGTCCTCGCGCAAGTCCTTGACCGCGCCCCACAGCTCGCGGGCTAACCAGCCCACGACTGAAAGGGTAAGACCTCCGGCGATGTTGATAAGCGTCTGAGGTTCCATGTCACTGCGCATCCTGTGGGGCCATTGCGTTAAGGCGCGTTGCCGAGGCTGCTGCGCCAACGGGTATCGTGAGCGGTCTTGGAGCCGTAATAGGCGTTCTGGGTGTCTGACGCGCCAACGCGGCGCGCATGGCCTCTGCCGCAGCGTCAGGGTTTTTATACATGTAGTAGATCAACGCCGCAGATGTCTTTTCGTTCATTCTAGCTTCGTTGCGCTTGAACACGTTTTTCATCGTCGTGTACAGGCTGCTGATTTTGTTGGGGATGGAGGCCGCGCTTACGCCGCCCTGCATAGCTTCTTCGGTGGCAAGACGAGTAGTCAGCCGAGCGCTTTCGCCGCTCTGTTTTGCCAACGCAGCAACCTTGTTGACGCGCGCGATCTCGTCCGCAACCACGGCAAGATCAGTAAGTTCTTGCGGCCGGTACATATTCTGAAGTTGCGTGACCGTTGGAACCGTGGGTTTAACCGCCGATTTTTCAATCGCGCGAAAATTCTCTTGGAATTTTGCCATGCCAACCAGATCGGCGTGAATTTTAGCGCCGTTCGGGCCGAGACCAGCTTTTACGGCTTTCGCGTTATCGTCCAGATACTTCAACGCCGCCGCCGGGTTTCCCTCTCGGATAGGCGCAAGCGCGCCTTCCGTGATCTGGTACGCCAGCGCGTTGCGCCCGTCGCCGTTGAGGCGCTTGTATAAAAAATCCATGTCGGCTGACGATTTCAAAGTAGCCGCTACCAGACCTTCGGCGTCTTCGGGCTTTCCAAGCCGTTTGGCTGTATCCGCCAGCGAGTCCATGCTCTTCTTAAGGTTGGCCGCTTGCGCCCGCGCCTGCTGAAGCGAGGACTGCACGTCAATACCTGCGTCTTGCAGCATGTTGAGATTGCGCGCGTTATCTTTAAAGAACTTGTCCGCCTTTGCCGGGTCCACAAGACCCGTCGTTTTATCCACAACGTCCGTGCGGAACTTGTCCGCGATGCCGATTTTAAGAGCTTCACCCGCTTCTGGGCTATTTTTAAGAGATGTGATAATTTGCGCGGTGTTGGTTTCGTTAGCCAGCACAGAGCTGATCACATTATCCGGCAACAACGTAGGCACGTTGCGGTACGTTTTCTTAAGCATATCAGCAGTGATGCCTGTTTTGGCCGCAGGCACGTATTCTTCGCGATAGAACCGCGAGCCTTCTTTCCACCCAGCTTTAATTTCAGGCGACAAATTGCTGGCTTCAACTGATTTATCAATTTCTGAATGAAGCTGTTTAATGTTGCCCAGCCGCGAACCCGCGCCCGGCGCGTTCGATTGCGCTGCGGTTGCGTAATCCGCGTTAATGGCCTTACGCATATCGTCCAACGTGCGCAACGTACTTGTAGGGTCTAGCCGCGCGCCGGGCACAGAATAGCCCCCGCGTTCGCCAAGCTGCACAAACGTGCCCGGCGCTTGTTGGCCTTGCAAACGAGACAGGATACGCACCGTTTGCGGTGCCGTGCTAGGGTCAAACGAAGACAACGGCTGGCCCAAAATTTCTTCCGCTTTAGCCACAATGTTCTGAACGTTGACGGGTTGATTGCCCGCCATCTCAAGCGGTTTTTCCATACGCGGGGTTACTTCTTCAGTCTTCATTTTTCCGCGCATTGTCTCCGCGCTCCGCGCGATAGTTTCGCCCGGCGCACGCTGGCCCACGTCAGGCAAGCCCTTCGCGATGCTTTCGCCGAGCGCGGTAAGCGTAGCTTGTTCTTGCTCAAGCTGCGCCGCCAGCCCCGTGCGGAGTTTTTGCAAATCTCCCGGCGCTTTCGGTGCCATGGCGTTGGCCTGCTGTTGAAGTTGCGCATCGACGCGGCCAAGCTGGTCTTGGATAGCCTGTGCACGCTGCTGGACAAGGTTGTACGCCTCGCGGCCTGTCGCCGTATTGACGTTAAGAAGCCCCTGCTCTAGGCCCGCAAAAGCTGGGTTGGTATTGCCTTGCGCCGCCACACGCTGGGCAAATGTAGCCGCAGGCGCGTTTGGCGTAACCGGAAGGCCGCGCGTTGCTTCAATAGCTTGCAACGCCTCAGGTGCGCCGCCCACGCGGAGCAAGGCGTTCGCAGCGTTGCGCTCTGGCAAGAATAAAACCTCTCCGGTCTTAGAGATTGCGGTAGCCAACGCATTCTTGACCGCGCCGCCGCCTTCAATCGCGCTGCTAAGGGGGTCAAGGCCAAGCTGCGCCGCTCGCCGCGCAATCGTTCCGCCGCGCGATATGGCGGCCGCCGTTTCAGCGGCTTTAAGCGGCGCAACAATACTTGCCGCGCCAGCAGGCCCGGCCAAGCCCATCGCCGCGCCGCCAAGCGCGCGGCCGCCAGCTTCATAGGCTGACGCGGGTTTACCAAGCACAAAGTTAGCCACGTCTTCAGACGTGGGGAAAAACGTGCCGCCGCTATACGGCGTGCGTTCTGTCGGGTTCATAACACGGTTGGCGATTGCGCCGCCCATATGTTCAATGTCACCAACCAGCCCAAATGGCGCAGATACCACGCCCCCGGCTAGGCCAAGCACGCTGTCTTTCCATCTGTCCGCCAATTCGGCACCCGTAGGAACAGGAATGTTGCTGGTGTCCGCTGGGCGTGTGAACGCCTCGCGCACACGTCCGCTTCGGCCTTGCGGGATAGCGTCAGCCGGGCGCGCAGCCGGAGCGGCGTCCCATTGAACTTTAGACACGTCAATAGCGCTTGCCGCTGGCGGCGCGTCCCATTCGACTTTGGACAGGTCAATCGGCATATTCGGTGGCCCCATCGCTGTATTGAACCACGCGCCGACCGTTTAGCATACCCGTGCGCGTTACCTGACGTTCCGCCGGTTTGGCTTGCGGCGCAGTAGCCGCCGCCGTAGCAGGCGAAGTCATATTTGAATTAGCGCCGCCTTGCGCCATGGTTCGCGCGCGGGCCACACCTTTCTTAACTACGTCTTCAAAGTCACGCGCAGCGCGGATAAACTCGGCTTCGCTTTGCGCAAGGTTCATGCGGTTAAGCGCAGCCGTTGCTTTTTCGCCTTCTTTTTGGTCAATCGCGCCGCCGCCACGAAGCGAGTTATACGCATCCAAGAATGTGCCGCCCTTAACTTGTTCAAACCGCGTCACAAAATCTGAGCGCGAAGTTCCGGCAATAGGTTGGCTCGTTAACATCTTGCTAAAGGTTGTTCCAACGGAACTTTCAAAACCGGGGTGCGCGCGTTTAGCGCCTTCGGGGTACACAACGCGGCCTTTGGCGTCCACTTGCGCGCCACCAATAAGACCTTCAATATTTTTAAGCGTTTGGCTGGCCGCGTCTTCAATTTGCGGAAGACTGGCCTGTATTTTCTCTTGCTGCGCAATTTCCAAATCTTGGCGTTTTTCCGCGCCGCGCTGCTGCAATTTACGCTGCGCCGCGTCTTGCTGCGCCTGTTGAAACGCTGACAACGCTGGCGCGGGCTGCGGAGCCGCGATTGGTGCAGCCTGCAACTGCGTCATTGGAGCAGCCTGCATGGCAAGCGCGTTGCCCTGCTGCGGGGGCTGCTGGCCCATGAGGCTCAACGTCATGGCGTTGTTCACAGTCGGCGCGGTGGGCGACATGCCGCCACCCATCGCCGGGGTAAAGCTCGGCGCGCCTACGCCAGCCTGCCGCTGGTTGCCCGCCGTCATGGACGCGGCCAGACCGGGCGAGCCACCAAATTTGCTGTCGGCCCATGCAGCAACTTGACCCGCTGTCTTGCCTTCCAACACCGACTTGTTGGCGGCGATAGCGCGCGGGTCGAGGATTTGCGACACGGGCGTGTTCGGGTCCACGCTCAACAGGCTACGCGCCCCGCCAGCGCCAAGGAAGTGCGCGAGGTAGGTGTTGCCAGGCGTGGGCGCAATGCCCGCGCTGGTCAGCGCCTGCGTGTTGTCCGCGCGGAGCCTCTGCTCCAGCACGTCTTCAATCTGCATTCCGTTGTCCAGCTTCTTGCCGCGCAGGCTAAGAATTTGTGCCGGGGAGCTATCTGCCAGACCGGGGTACGCCTTGCGGGCGGTGTCAACGAAGGTGCTGTCAATGAACTGAAACTTGCCCTCAGCGGAGGAATATGGGTTTTTGGCAGTGCCTTCCGCCCTATTCAACCCTGTAAGATACCCGGCTTCGCCGCCCGCAGCGGGCGCACCCGCACGGGCCGCAAGTGCGTTATTGACCGCCGGAGCACTTGCGCCCGCCACGGGAGCGCCAACGCCCGCCACGGGAGCGCCTGCGCCCGCTTCGCGGAGCGGGGTAAAAGTTCCCGTTGCGGGGGTTACAGCTACCGGAACACCATCAAACATCTGATATTGCGGCTTGGCCGCGTCCAGAAGCTGGGTCGTGGTGCTCATTCCAAGGCGGACGGCGTCGGGGCTGTACTGGCGCGGGAAGACCGTCTGCAAGTCTGGCGGGAGCGAAGATATAAGCCTACCATACGCCGCCGGGCGCTGGTCCTCCGGGTAAGCGTCAACCATACGCAGGTTGTCACGAAATTCTTGACCGTGTTTGGCGATAAGCTCGCGGTTTTTAAGCGCCAGTTCTGCCGTAGATACCGCTGCCTGACGCGCAGATGCTTCGGCCGCGCGGTCAGAAGCACGATTTTGGCTTTGCGCGGTCAACGCCGGAAAAACAAGCGAAGGTTTAATGCGCTGAAGCTGCTGGACGTACTCAGGCGAGTTAGGATCTACCGTAATACCCCGCAGGGCTTCTTCTTCAGACCGCTGACGCGCAAGTTCCCGCATCTGCGCGCCCTGCGCTTGTATCTGCTGCATACGCATGGCGTTCTGCAACATATCAGGAGCTTGAAAGAACTGCTGTTGTGGGAGCGCGGTGCTGTAATCGACCATTAATTTGTCCTCAGAAATGAATGGGTTACCACAGCCCGCCAATGGCGGTTTCGCCGCTACCGCCGGGATACATGCGGTTCATCAAGTTGGAGTTCATATACGAACTCATGCCGCTGCTCAGCGCGTTGTTTATCGCGTTGCTGGCGTTCATATACCCCGCCGCCTGCGCGTTGCCGCCAGCGACCGCCGCCTGTCCAAGCCCTTGGCCCAGATTGGTGTAGGTCTGGCCCAAATTCTGGCCCAGCGCGTTAGCCGATGCCGCAGACCCAGCAGCAGCTGCCTGACCGCCGGTATACAAACCTTGCAACGGGGTAAGTTGATTGGCGCGGTTAATCTGGTAACGGTTGAACGCGTTCTGGTATTCCTGCGAGCCCATGTTTTGGCCGTATTCCGTAGCGCCTTTAATGTTCGCGCCAGACATGCCCATGCCTTTAGCCGCTGCACTGGCGTTTAGCGCCTTCATGCCTTGGTCAAAGCGGAACCCATAGCCAGGGTCTGCCGTAAAGTCCGACATACCAAAATCTTTGGCGTATTTTCCGTAATTTCCCGCTGTGGTATTTCCGCCAATGCCCAATAGCTGCAAAAGTTGATTTTGCGCGGCGACGCCGCCCTCACGGTAGGGCGCAAGGTCCGTGCGACCCTGCTGGTACATTTCTTTCTGGGCGGCGATGCTTTGGTCGGCAGCGTACCGTTGAGCCGCCGCGCTCTCGGCCGCAGCAGCCTGCTGGGCCTCAGCAGCATTGCTGGACCCAAACAGGCTGGACCCCGCGCCGAGAACGGCGGACCCTAGAATGGCGGTTTCGATACCCATATCAGTTGCCTTTCACCAGCGCGCCGTCATCGCGAGCCTTGAACCCAAGGCGGTCGAAGATACCGTACATATACTCATGCCCCGGCATGATCCGCGTGTGGGCGTCCTCATGCGCGAACAATTCCGCTATTATCCGCCGCGTTGCCCACCGCCGCCGCCACTCAGGCAATACCGACACATGGACCTCGCCGTCTTTGAAGTACGCCGCCCCAACACAGGTGTCGTTGCGGATTATAGCCTTAACGTCCCACGTTTGCAAAACGTTTGCGTAGTCCTCGTATGCGACCGGGTGTGACCAATCCGTAGCCTGAAAACCAACTTTTAGGGCCAAATCACGATCATTGACCAACCGCGTTGCCATCGGGTTCCTACGACAATTGTTTGAGGAGCGGCGGCAGCACTTCGCCCTGCGCCCGCACCATCTCGTTTCGGAAGCTTTCGGTCGCCGCAGCGCCCTGCCGGGCTTCCTTGGCGACCTCAATCTGCAACATGGGCATGGCCGAAATGGCGCACATCCACTCGTCAATTTCCGCGCCCGTCTGCGGGTGCGTGCCGCGCAATTGCGTGAACCACGCGCACTGGAGCTGCACGCAGTCCTTTTTAATCAGCGGGCAGAACGTGCCATTCTTAAGCTGCATCGTCAGTCCTTGGTCGCAATGATGACATCGACGTATTGGACGGCGAGGTTGATCGCGGTCCCAGTGAACGTGTGGGTATGCGAACCGCCGCCGCCTTCAACGGCTGTCACGCCGGACCTAGAGCCACTTGTTCCGCTAATGGATGTAAGGACTTGCGCTCCGCCGCCACTCACGCCATACAGATCGCTAAGGGTGGTATGGCTGTGGGACGGAATTTGACTGGTTGTCAGTGTCGTGCTGCCAACCGTACCCGCCACGGACTGTGACGCAAACGCGGTTGTAAACGCCACGGAGCCGCCGCTGCTCGCAGCCCCACTGACAACCCGTAATGCCTTGTTGTCATGCGTTGTGCTTTTTGTCCAGCCGGTGGGGGCGCTGGTCTGCGCAAACAATATCTTTGTACCGCTAGGCAAGTACGCCCACGCGCCCGTAATCACACCTGGACTTGCAACTTCAAGCGCGGACACAGGCGTGGCGGTGCCGATACCGACTTGCCCCGTGTTGTCAATGAGAAACGGCGTCGAGTCAGGATCGGCGGAGTCCTGCACCCTGAGCGCCGCACCTGTGCCAATCTGTGTGATTGTCAGCGCGGCCGAAGGCGTGTCGGAGGAGATACTAACGTTTCCCGACAGCACAGGCGACACAGCCGCCGTAGGGGCCGAAATGTTGTCCACCGACCAGATCAAGGCGTCTGTGGCGTCTTTCAGCACAAACTTATAGATAGCGCCGCCCAGCCAGACGTTGGCCTCCCCACGGGAGTCCAAGATGACCGGATTGGTATTGGCCGTCGCTGCGCTTGAATCCGTGTAGGTCGTTTGCAGCGTGGTTGTGCCAGCGATGTAGGTGTACAGCTTTCCGCCAACGAGCGGTTCGCCAGCAGCGTTAACAAAAGCTGTTTTGGGAGCGGGGGTGAGGACAGCCATTATTCACCTATGTTTGCAGCTACGGTCAAGATAACCGATGGGATGGCCGGTACAGGCGCAGACGCCGCTATGCGGGCTATTTGGACATTTGTGTTGGTAGTAGACCACATTAACCGGAAATAGTCACCTGCGCTCATGCGGATGACAAAGTTCCAAGCCGCAACGTAAGCTTTACTAGCGCCAGACAAACTCAGCTTGGTGGCGCTTTCAGGTACGGACGTTCCATTTACATCCGCCCAAATGTACACGTCTTTATCCGCCGCGTTGGTGCTAGTCAGTTGCAACGAGAACTGAATGTTGTATGAGCCTGTGCGGTCCACATAGACCCGCGATGTCGGCGTCCCAATGCTGACGCCTTGGCTTATGCTGGTGTTGTTAAGCGTTATGGCGTAGGCCGTGTTGATGGCGGCGGGGGTCTGCGTAGTGGTGTCGTAAAACGCCCCGCTGCGGAGCGAGCCGCTGCCAAGAATGGCGTAAAGGTTGTAGAAATACCGATACCAGGCGCGCGTCACATAGTTCGTCATCGCGTCCCAAAGCAAGACACGCGGGGCCGGGATTTGTGTGATGTTGTCAGGCATTGGTGGGCGCCACGATCAGTTCCGCGCCCATAATGGCAATCTTAACCGGGTCTGTCCCTGAAATCTCATAGACGCGGTCGCGGAGTTTCATGGTCATCCCCAGCCTGCGCCATATGACGCGGCGGCCGGTTTCGCCCAGCTTGCCCATTGACCGCCAATGCTCGCTAGACCAAGTGTGCCCGCCATCGTCTGACCAACGCAGCATAACCTGTGGATCGCTGCCTTGCACGGTAACGGTGTCTGACGAGCCGTCTAGGCCCACGCCCGATTCGCAGTCAAGTTGCAAAGTGTGCTGCGTTGAGCGGCGCAAATTGTTGGTGCCGGTAGGCAACGCTCGCCAAGAACGCAGCCATTTTTGGATGGACCCAGCTTCGGTATAGACCGTAGGGTCGTAAGCGTAAATTTGACCGCCCAGATAATCACCGATTACAATCTGGCCGTTGAACGCCATTTGGCAGTTGCCCCGATGACGGGTATACGCGTTGTTAAGCCACCCAGCGCGCTGGTGCCATGCCTGTGTCGCTACATCGTAAACCCAAGTGATGTCGGCGGAGGGAAAATTCAGCACGTAAAAAGCGTGGCCGTCTTGCTGGTAGGTATACGCCACAGCATCGGAGATGTCTTCATATTGCTGAATTTGCCATTCAACGGAATGTGTTGAGATGCGAACGCCAGCGTAGCCGTTGGACCGATACACCATGCCTCGCCCGCGCGCGTCTGAGCTGAGCCAAAACACGCCGTTGTCAAGTTTGGCGACAGAAAATGGCGCAGCGCAGCCAATTTCAATAAACGCGCCTTGAATGCGGGATAGCGGAAAATCCGGCAGACCTGCGTCGTACCAGACTTCGGTTGAATTTTGACCGAACAGCCAAACTTCGCGGTGGTCCACGATTAGCGACACCAGATTGTCAGGCGAGCCTTCGGCGCTGGCAAAATCAAGCGGGTCAACGGACGTGCCGTCGTATAACGACGTAACCCAGAATTTCTGGCTGTTGGGCTGATTATATACAAAGTACCCGTCGAGGAACCCAACCGTTACCGCGCCAGCAAAGTCAACATCCGTAATCTGTGCGAACACGTCCGTGCCAGCGTTGTAGATGTAGCCGTTAGCGCCCGCCGCGATAAACAATTGGGTGCCATTATCAACCATCGACACGGGGCCAGTTCCGGCCACGGTGCCTTTAGATACAACATTGAAATCGGTGTCGATTTTATAGAGCGACGTGCCCGACACGGCGTAGCCATAGCTGCCAAACTGCCAAAGCCCACGTACCGGCCCTGCGCCCATTGTTGCAAGATAACTTAGCCCCGGTGCGCGCTGAAGGAACGCAGGCTGCTTGCCGCCTTCAGGCACGGCTTCAGGATACATGTTGATCATGCGGTTGTCCGCAGCGTTGACGCTGCGGGCTACGTACGCAGAGCCGAGGATGGGCGTCTGCATCAGAAATTTCCCGCAAAAATATTGTAACGCTGTCTTGTCCCGACGATGCTGTAGGGCAGCGCCATGATGTCGTCAGGGTTGTTGATGCGCTTCAGGTTGCGCTTGGACGCCATTGCAATGCGCGACACCGTAGGCGACGGCTCAACGCCAAACTCCGGGGCCATTTCGCAAGCCAGATTGTAACGGAACGCGCGGAGGTAGCCCGGCGGGAAGGCTAGTGTTGTTGCGATTGTGGCGGGCTGCGTCAGCTCCTCAACCGAGACGAAGTGCCACTCCAGCGTCTTGGTCGGCACCGGGTATACGTACATCTCAATGTCGGGGTAGCTCATGTTGATCCAGATCACCTGCGGGTAGGTGCTGGTGACAGTCTTGACGGCAATGCCATCGTACTGCTGCTGGTTGATGATCTTGATGCCGTAGGAGATGCCGCTGGCCGGGTCTTTGAAATAGGTGGAGTCGTCCAGCAGGATCGGGCGGTTGCCGACAAAGTCGCCGGTCGGCCCCAGCGTGCGCGAGATAAGGCCGGGCAGCCAACTGAACACTTGGTCTTGCGTGGAGAACACGGCCAATCGCTCGGTGTTCCATGAGTCAATCATCTGGTTGAGCGCGTTCAACGCATCCTGCGACGTGGCCGCAGACGGGGTTTCGCCTTCGGCTAGGACGCCGAGAAGACGAAGCGCGCCATTAATCTGATCGCCCGCTGTCGTTGTCATCTGCCGCTACTTCCTCAACCGAAGGACGACGCCCGCGCCGTCTGGAGACCAGTTCGTTAGCCGACGCACTTACCGCAGGCTGGCCGGGAGTATAGCGCGTCCAACCGTTCTCTTCATCATAAATCGCTTCAAGGTCCATCGTGGCGACCTTGGTGCCGTGGTCCGGGTGGCGCAGATAGATGTGCATAGAATTCCCTGTAAAGGTTGGCCCCTGCCGAAGCAGGGGCCGGTTTGCTTACGAGAGAGCGTAAAGCGCCCAAGCGCCGTCAGACGTTTTACGCGCACGGAAGCCGCGCACGGTGCCAGCCGTGGCCGCAATGGTCATAAGACCCTGCGAGCCGCTGCTGCCGATGGTCCAGCCAGTGTTGGTGGTCACGGTAATGACGCCCGCCGTCGTCGTGTTGATGACGCGGAAGTCAAACGTGGAGCCGGGCTTGGAGTTTGTCAGCACAGCGTCGAGGTCGGTCGCCAAAGGCAGCGTGTAAGCGGCCGTTGTCGTCGGCGTGCCGATGATGATGCCGTTGAGCAACTGAGCAGCCGTCAGCGTGGCGCTGTCGGTTGCCGTAGTCGGTACAAGGGCAACGGTGAGTTTAACTTCATTCAGGTTGCCATCATTAAACTGATAGCCACCGCCAACAGAAGGGAGAGCCATGTTAAGAGCCTTTCAAGAAAAGGAGGTGCCCCCGGCGTTGGCCGGGGGCGGGTTAGCTTAGCCCCAGAGGCGAGTGGCCATCTGCGGGCGGATTGTGTTGAAGCCGTACAACACGTCAATACGACACGGCATACGGTCGTTGTTGATGTCGTACTGGCGCACAATGCGGAGCGAGATGCCGTTGTGGACCTGACGCGAGGCCATATCGACACCCTGCGGAAGCAGAAGGTCGGCGGTGGCGAAGGTGATCGCGTCCTTGTGGTACACAAGGTTCTGCGGGTAGTAGGTGCTGGCCGAACCAAGCAGCGTGACGGCAGCGTCAGCCACGGGGAACGAATCAACGGTCGCAAGGGCGTTCGTCGAGGTGTAGATCGCCGGGGAGAACGTGACGCTGGCAAACTCGGTGCTGGCCGAGGTGACCGTGTTGGTCACAACGAACTGCTGGAGCGAACCAGTGGACTCACGAACCTGCGGGTTGACCGCGTACACGTTGGCAATCGTGAAGACATCGCCGGGGACGAGGGTCTTCGCGTTGGT